CCGACTGAATTAGGAATATTTATGTTAAGCGACGGAACGGCTGCCGGTCAATGGTACGAACAAGGCGACGCTACAAGTTACTCGTCTATGTTATTATTATTGATTCAAAAGTATATGAATATTTATGGCTATAATCTTATAAATATAGATTGTAACCTTTCTTCATTTAATACTGATAACGGGTATTTAGACGGCTCTAAATTATTTAAGGCTACCGATACTGACCCGGCACAAATTAACGTAAGTGAAAACTCTTATATGTTAGGTAATTCAACAATAAATTACCCTACTGACCAATCACAAGCGACATTGATACAAATATCTAACGAATTGGTAACGGCAACCATTGGCAAGACATATATTTATAATACAATTATTTAGGTAAATTTGTAACTATGGCAGACAAAGTTCAGGGCAAAAATATTATTCTTTACTATCACGATACTATCACAAACACGGATATACCTTTTGCGTGTTCAACGAATTGTACGTTTAATGTACAAGTTGACCAAAAAGAGGTAACAAGTCAAACGTCAGCGTGGTATAAAGAATACAAAAACGATATAGCAAGTTGGAATATTAGTTGCGACGGGATAGTAACTTTAGATAACTATGGTTATTTATTTTTATTGCAGCAACAACAAAATAGAGAAACTATTTTAGTAAAGTTTGTTATTGATAACGGATTAGACGGATTGGTTATCATATCGGGTAATTGTAATTTAACTAACCTACAAATAAACGGGCCATTTAAAGACATAGCGACTTATTCGTGCTCTTTACAAGGCACGGGTGCTTATGGTACTTCGGGTACTTCAATCACTCCTGGTGGGGTTGTTATTGTTGGCGGTTCGGTTTACGATAAGCAATATGTTGCAGCGGGAGCAGAAACAACAATTACTTGGACTGATATGATTGGCAAGACTTGTCTATATGTTTCTCGTGGTGGGGTTGACGTTAGAGAGATTGTGTCAAGTGGAGCAACAGGAGAGCAAGTGGCTTGGAATACAACAACGGGAGTTTTAACATTCCCAAGAGCGTTGGAAAGTGATGAATTTATTAGGGCATTATTTCAATAAAATATTATGAGCAATCAATTACAAATAACAGGCGGAGCGAAAGTTAGAAATTTAGAGGGAGTAATAACCGGCTCAACCGGAGTATTAAGTTCTTTGCCTATTAATGCGTCAAATGGTATTCCACAATTAGACGTTAATGGTAAAATATTAGTATCTCAATTACCTAATTCCGTAATGGAATATAAAGGTACTTGGAACGTAACAACTAATACTCCTTATTTAGTAAATGGCACAGGAAATACAGGCGATGTATATTTAGTAACCGGAGCAGCAACGGGCGGAACTAATCATAATTTTGGAGCGGGTAATATTTTATTTTACAATGGCGACCAAGCTATTTATGACGGCTCACAATGGCAAAGAGGAAACGGAGCAACGGGAACAGTTACTTCGGTGGCGGTTACTGAAAGCGGCGACGCTTTATCCATTACAGGATCACCAATAACTACAAGCGGAACTATAAATATAGGCTTTGCCGGAACTTCGGCTCAATATGTAGCTGGTAATGGTTCTTTGATTACATTCCCTACTTTAACGGGATATGTTCCTTATACGGGTGCAACGGCTGATGTAAATTTAGGAGCATTTGATTTATATACATCAAAGGTTTGGTTATATGATGTACCTAATGCCGGTTATGGATCAATGGAATTAACCGACGGAGTTTTACATTTTGAGGACGTTGACGGACATTCTATGGTTACTATGGAAGACGGGTATTTAACAATTGCTAACGCTTCAACTATAAGAGCGTTATTAGATGTTTCAGCATTAAGTGCTAATAGAGATTATGCTTTCCCTAATGCTTCTGGCACTTTGGCTTTAACAAGTGATTTAAGCGGATATGTGCCTACTTCAAGGACAATTAGTACAACAAGCCCTTTAAGTGGTGGTGGTGCTTTAAGTAGCAATTTAACTTTATCAATAAGCCAAGCAAATACTTCAACAAATGGGTATTTAAGTTCAACTGATTGGAATACTTTTAATAATAAACAATCGGCTTTAACATTTAGTTCTCCATTGGTAAATACAAGCGGAACAATATCAATACCGGTTGCAACTACTTCAGTTAATGGTTATTTATCAAGTACGGATTGGAACACTTTTAACAATAAGCAAAACGCTTTAGGATTTACTCCTATTGGCGGTTCGGGTTCAATAAATTATATCTCTAAGTTTACCGGAAGTACAACTATAAGTCAATCGGGAATTTATGAGGGAGTAACTAATTACGTTTCGATAGGGAATATAAATACAACTTATAACTTAGACGTAACGGGTACTTTTAGACTAACAAGTAACGCTATTTTTGGCGGTACTTTAGGGAATGGGACATATACATATACATTACCAGCAGCAACAGGAACTTTGGCTTTAACTTCACAAATTCCGTCTTTAAGCGGATATGTAACAGGAACGGCTGCTTCCGGCCAAGTGCCATATTTTACCGGAACTTCAAGCGTTGCGGGTAGTAATAACTTATTTTGGGATACAAGCAATTTAAGATTAGGTATTGGACTAAATAACCCGCAAAGAAGTTTAGAAATCTATTCGGCAACGGCTGATAGCCATTTAAGGTTATCGGGTGCTGCTCCGTCAGTTTCAATGGGCGAAGCGATTACGGGTTCGGTTTATCAAGCGAAGTTTGGTTTAGCAACGGCAAGTGGTCAATATGTTTCAGGTGCAGTAGCAGGTGATTTTGTTATCATATCTCAAACAGGTTCTACAATATGGGCAAATAGTGGCGGAGAGAGAATGAGATTAAATACAAATGGAACTTTCTCAATTGGTAATACTAACTCTACTTATAACTTAGATGTTACAGGTACAGGAAGATTTAGTGGGGTATTAAATGTATTTAGTACAGGTTCAACACAATTATTCTTAAAATCAACAGGCGGTGGTTCAAATAGAGATTGGCAATTTCAAACAAATGAAACTGCAGCAGGTGATTTATCTATAATGCAATCAACAACTGCAGGTGGTGGTACTTATGCAACTAAATTAAATATAGGAGCAACAGGAGCAGCTACATTCTCAAGTAGTGTAACGGCAAATGGTTCTTCTACTGCTTGGGGTGTTACAGCTCAGTTTGGTAATTCTTATGGTAATAGAGATGTAAGAATAGGGACAGATGCCACTATTGGCGAAAACTACATTCAAAGTTATGTTACATCAACTAATGCAACAAGACAATTAAGCATAAATCCGTATGGTGGTAATGTAAGTATAGGAACAAGTTCACCAATTAGCCCTGCTAATAGTTATAGATACTTACATATAGAGGGTGGTAATACAACAAGTGGTGGGGTTTTATATTTATCAACTTCAGGAGCAGGAAATTCAAGTCAAATTTATGCTGATACTTCAGGTTTAAACATTAATACAAATACAAGTTTACCAATTATATTTAATCCATCAGGAGTAGAAAAAATGAGAATTACTTCGGGTGGTGATGTAGGTATAGGCAATACTGCTTTTTCTTCAACAAAACTAACTGTTACAGGCAAGTCAACAACAAGTTCGGACTTCTCATTTGTTGCTAATAATAGTGCTAATAGTAATTTATTTTTAGTAAGAAATGACGGAGCGGTATTTGTTAGTAATTTAGGTACCGGTTTAGTTTATTCAAATGGAAGTGCCTTAACAAGCACAGCACCTTCGGACAAGAGATTAAAAGATAATATTACTTCTCTTTCTTACGGATTAAATGAAATATTGCAACTTAGACCCGTTAGCTATCATTGGAAAGATGATAAAATAAAACAAGGAGTACAATTTGGATTTATAGCACAAGAGGTACAAAATGTAATGCCTGAAGCAATTAAAGAATTTGGAGATGATATTAAATACTTAGGTCTTGAAAAGGACGCAATTTATGCAGCTTTAGTAAATGCCATTCAAGAAATAGTTGATAAATATGATAATAAAATATCAATACTTGAAGCACAAATAGAAAAATTAAAAGCAAAAAATAATGGATAGATTACTTATAGATTTAACAACGCATAATGGTAATCCAATAGGAAATTTAAAACAAAATAATATGACAAATTATAATTGGTTAATAAACCAAATGGACACTAAACCAAGTGAGGACGGATTAACTGACGTTGTAGTAGTAATACATTGGACAAGAACGGCTGAAACCTTTTTTGGTGGCGAACCTTTAATCGTTTCATCATACGGCACAATGGGTTGTTCAACTCCAAGTTCAACTGACTTTACGGCTTATCCTGATTTAACTTATAACCAGGTTTGCGGGTGGTTGGATAGTGGCTTAGACGTTCCGGCCATAGACAAAGGATTAGATCAACAAATAGAGAACATAATAAACCCGCCAATTATTGTACTTCCATTACCTTGGGAAGTTCCAATTAATTAATATTATATTTGTAAAAAATAAATACTATGAATTTAAACGAACAACAACTCCAGGAGTTACAAAACATTATTAACGCTATCCCTACTTTATACGGGGTGCAATTAATTCAATTCTTC